GCGCACGGCTTGGCCGTCTGGGTAAAATCCGTCATCGCTGCCGCCGATTTTTATAAATGCAAAATCAACGTTCTGCCGAACGATGTTCCAGTTGATTAGTCCCTGCCACCTTGAAATGTCGATGCCCTTGATCATGCTTTTTTCCTTTTCTGGATGAACTTATCTATCATCCCTAAAATACCTGTTACGTCATAGCCGATTATAGCAGAAAAGACAAGTAGGTAAACGTACTCACTGAACTGCACGTCAAAAAGTTTCTCAAGCAATAGCATTGACAAAAGAACAAAATAATTACTCAACCTAAACCAGATCGAGTGCGTATATTGCTTAGTGGTGATGTATTCGTGATGAGTGTTTTCTGTGTGTTTTTTTTGCCGTGACATAACCGATAAGTCCGCCTAATATTATTGCTCCGAAATGTGTGATGAACTCAAACATACCCGCATTATACCATAAACAGCACTCCCCTCCCCTACCGACTTTTTGTCATGCGCCTAAGGTGTTAATTTGCTTTTTTGTCAACTCAATGGTGGGGTAGGGGAGTGCTAATCACTAACGTAATGGATATCCATCCATGTGTTTTGTGGGCCTTGAGTAAGCATGGTCGCGCCGCCGGATGTGTACGCCAAAATATCAAAGTAATCAGTGTTGCCATCCATATAAATATCAGTGCTCAAAGACACTTGTGATTCGCCGGTTCCAGACTGACGCTCACGCGTCCAAGACTGGTTGGCCGTACCATTCTTTCGTACGACGAAGTGAAGCGTGGCAGTATCGCCAACACTCATAAAGCCGCAGGCAGCATCCACATGGTAAATACCCGCTTGTTTTGGCGTGAAGCGGCCGGTCGCAGGGTTGTACCATGAAGGCGTGTTATCCCATTCTTTCGTGTCAAAAGCAACAACCGTAAACGTTGCGTTTGAGATCGCCGGCGTGCCGCTCAAATTATATTTCAGCCGCATTTTCATTGGCTGCTTATTCATGATCGCCTGCGCGATCGAGATCAGTGCTTGGACGATTGAGTTTTGATTATCAGACTGCATAAAATCCAGTGGCCTTTCTTATTTTGCGGCGGCTCTCTTGCACCATTTTAGCGCGGAACCGGCGCTCGTTCAATGTACGAATACCTTTGCTCGTATCGATCTTCGTGCGGCGCTGTACCGGCAACTCTTTTGACTTGCCCCAATAAGGCGCAAAAGTAGATGCGGCCGTGAGCTCCGGCGATTCTGAAAACAATTCTTGCAGGCGTGATTCGATGTCGTAATCCCACCACGCAAGCGGTTTCCAGCCGGTCGTTTGGTAGATGGCAAATTTGTAAGCATCTTCGTCGATCGTGGCCGGCTTCGAGTGCCAGTACGCACCTTGAACCTCAATAATAATTTTTAGATCCGGCAGCACAAAGTCGGCTTGATACCATTTATCAAAATCGATTTCGGGAATCTGGAACCGCATATCATTTAAAAACAAAAACGGAATACCGCGCCGCGTCAGTTCGGCGTAGACCATTTTTTCCGGCCGCGTGCCGTGGATCTCCGGAAACGGATCGATCCAAAGCTGATTCTTTTTGACGCGCTGCGCCGTAGGCGTCGCGATCCGATCGGAAACCGAAAGGATGTCTTTTTTGCGCCGTACCATTATACCTCCTGAAAAATCAAAGCGATTTGTGACGGCTTCGATTTGTCTTCTTGACGGTCGAGATCGCTGTCATCCATTTCGATGCGCTCCTGCTGGATCTTGCGCACAAGCACGCGATAATGGGCAAATACGGCCGCATTGTCGGCATGTGAGGCAGCAACGGTACCGAGTTGGCCGCGCGTGCAGCCGGTCAGCGTCGTGGCAGTTTTGCCAGTATAGCGGATCACCTCATCGTCGATCTTCACAAAGCCGGCGTTTTTCAGCATGGCCGTCGAATTCAAAGTGATCGTCGTCACACTGTTGTTGTGTGCGCCGTTCAAGTCGAATTGATCGATGTCGGTATATGGAATCGGAATGCCGGTAATTCGGGAATCGTAAACGGTGCCGCGCAGCGATGAAACTGCCTGCGAAGACGGTTTGCCGTCTTTGAGCATCAAAGGTTCGATCGGATTATCACCGAAAGCATTGACAGTGAAATTCCATTGCCATTTCATGTCCGGCACGAGCAGGTAACGAAAAATCAGCTTTTTCAAACCATAACCGGCGGTCGTCGTGGCGGTGAACCGGAATTGGATCTTTTTGAATTTCAAGCCGGCCGGAATTTGCGAATAAACATACTCTTTGAGCTTCGATTGCGTTTTAATCGTGCCGAGCGTCGTCCAGCCGCTATCATCAGAAAAACCAGTGACACGGTACTCAATGTTTATCGTTTCGTCGGCCGGCGCGTCGCCGTCGATCACGAGCTCGATATTGTCAATGTTTTTGTCGATCATTGCAAAATCGGCGTCGAAAATAGAAGTGATCAGTCGCCATGAAATGGATCCGGTGTTAGCAAGCTCGTTTGTCGATTGCTGGAAGTGCAACCCGGGCGTGTTCTTCGTATAGTAGGTGAAAACGTAGATCTGATCGTTAAACCACGCAATGCCGCTGTTTTCGCCTTGGTTGTTGACGTCAGGGAGTGCCGGCTTGCCCTCGTTGGTCGTTCGGGCATAGGTAAACATGGCCTTGCCATCATAACAGGCCACACGGCCGTTCTGAACGGTACCAGTCGAATAGTTATACCCCATCGACTTGTCATAGCGTGAGGAGCCAGAATCCGCCGAGTTTCGATACACAAGCCACAGACGGTTCTTGCCATTGCAAACATCAACAGGGAAGCCGACCTCGGAAACGTCGTACAATTTTTCGATCATACTGCCATTGAAACGATAAAATCCATCGGACATGAAATAATAAAGATAGCCCTTGAGTACGGTCGGGTAACGGTAATTGTTAGGATCGGCGTTTTTTACGTTGTCGTCGATCGGTGCAAGGCGGATGCCATCGTACGCCCACATCCCCTCGGATCGGGTCAAGTACAAACGGCCGTTGAAGACGAAAAGGGAAGAATAGACCGAGTTGTCGTTATATCGAAATCCGGTATCGCCAACATTAGTAAAAGCCTTGGTGGTGGTATCACCGGCATATTTATATAAAACGGCGTTCATGTCAGTCACGTCGCCGGCAGTACCATAGAGCTGCCCCTGATACACGGCCAAGCGCTGTAAACCGGCCGGCGTCGGCCCGCCGGTCACTTCGGCCGCGCTCGTGCCGCCGAGATCCATGTACCACATTGAATAGTTGCCATAACAGGCAATCCAAAGCTGATTCTTCCAAACCACCATCGACGAAATCGTGCGGCTCGATAATGAAGCCGGCAACGTCATGGCCGTTTTTGTGCCGGACTTATCGATCCGGTAAAGCGTCGTCGTTGGCGTATTGAATGTCACCACAGCCACAAAGAAATATTTGTCGGTCACGCAGGTTGCCGTCACGTTCGATTTATTGGTCGTGATAGCTGTTGAGGGCGAAAGGGTAGGGACAGGGTATAGAACCGCGTCACCATAAATAGGGTATAGGTTCTCGGATCCAAAATAGGCATGGTCGTCTTTCCATGCACGCTGCAGCATGCCGCCTGAAAAATCTTCGATCGATCGGCTGCGCAAGAGATCAAATTCAGATTCCGACTGAGTACCGGATCCAAGCCGAGGAATAAAAGCCTCGGCTTCCGATTTTCGGTAGTTGTCGATGCGGTAGCCGACGCCCGCGATCTCTACGTCATATTTCGAGTTATCAAACGCCATTAGGCTACTCCATACAGCGTCACGCGATCATTCAAGTAGATGTTCGCTTTTTGCTCGTAGAATTGCGCCTCATCTTTCATGTTGTCAACAGCGCGAGCGCCGCCGGATGCGTAAATATTATATTTCCGCTTGTTGCCGGCCAAAAAGTCGTAAAATTCGCTCATAGCGTGCCACAGGACGGCTTGTTCAAGGTAAGTTGGCACTGATGCTAGATCAAACGTTGTGACGCCGTAGACGCGCGCCTGCGTGTCGGAACTGGAAAGCCCACGGATATACAAAGTCGTGCCGTGGTGGTAATTATCGTTCGCTTCACTCCAACCATAGCCGCCCGAAACTTCCACTTTTCGAGCAGCTAGGATCGGCGTAGTCATGCTAGACATGTTCACCGATGCTTCGCCGTAATTATCGACAGTCAAGGCGACCGTTTGCACGGCCACCTCAAGCTGTGCGATAGGGTAGAGGCGTTTCACGGCACCAAGCACAAACTCGTTGATCGCAGCGTCCCAAGTGGTGTCGCTAGAATCAATATCGAGCCGCGTCTTTACAGAGGCAAGTGCAGTCGGTGCCAACATCGACTATACCGTCGCGCGTTTAGCGCCCTTTTCAAGATCAGTTGCTTCTTGATACTCTTTCGCAGAGATTTCTTCGACGTTGCCGTCTTTGGCGAGTTTCTTGATCGCCACGAGATTGTCAGTGGCTAAATAGCCAACAACTACCTTATCGCCCTGTCGCTTTTCCTCAAACGCTTCGAAACGCACCACAGGTGGCGCGACAATGCCTTTTTCCTTGTCTTCATCCGATGGGGCAGCGCCCACTTGGACAGAAAGACCCGCGATCGGCGTGCGGTAGTATTTCATTTGGCTGGAATTGTTATCTGCCATATGCTTAGATCCTTTCACTAGGCGAGGGGCGCTGCTCGGGTGGAACGACGCCCCTCATGGTTAATTTTAGCTCAAACCGTAAAGATACGCATGAGCTTTTTGCTGCTCAACGCGCATCGTGTACTTACCACGAATGACTTTGCGCATACCATCCTGACCAGGAGTAGTTGCGTCTTCGACGTGGAATGCACCGTTGACACCGTTGTTGCTCAAAGTACCAAACTTGACCTTTGAAGTATCAAGAATCCAAAGCTCATCTTGCAAAATCGAATGATCGACAATGACATCGAGCTCGTGATCGAGAACACCAGACTGCCAAGTATTGGTAATCAAGTTACCGCCTCGGCGCTCACCCTTGCCAAGCATCTGCTTGTTCGCGTCGAGCGCGTCAAGTTTCTGCTTCTGGTAAGGTGAAAGCACAATTGTATCAGGATCACCACCGGCCTGAACGATCGCAAGAATTTGCGCATCGATCGCGGCAATAGTTAATGCACCACCAACGTTCGAAACGTTTGAAGTAACAAAGAACTTAAGGCCACCCATGACGTGAATGTTGTTAACGGTATCTTCATACCTAACACCATAAAACATCGATCGAGCCAACTCACGGTTGATCTCAACAAATCGGCGCTCGATCTGACCATGCATTGGATTGCCGTCGGTAGACCACTGAGCAATTTCATCGTTCGAAAGCTGCACACCAGTAGTAAACGTCTGAACATAGTTGTAAAGACGATCGCCGGTGTCAGCAGTACCGCTAGGAGCCTGCGCATTTTCTGGATCAGCAGATCCAAGAGAATACGCAAGTTTCGCCGCGTGGGCTGCGCCGGTCGTGCCAGCGTAAGCACGAACAATCGTTAGTGTGGTAGCACTAGCAATCGCCGTTACACGAACAACTTCGTTTTCGATCCTAATAAGATCGTTCACTTGATATTGGTACGCATTCGCAACGGTAAGGGTAGTACCTACACCATCAGCGAGAGTGACGGTTTCGCCACGCGTTGCCAGCGCGGTTTCCGTCCATTCGTGCTTCACGCTTTTGGCGGTGAAGCCATTTGTGCCGATCTTTTTCAAGAGGGCGATGCCATCGTTTTTTGGGCTTAAAAAATCAAGTCCGTTTCGCAAATCCAAAATATGATCTGCACTATCAGTTAGGTACGTTTTAGCACCCGCAACAAAACCTGCCATGTAGGTGGTCTCACTTTCTCAAATACTTAAGTTGTTTGAGACTCCTGCAATTCAAGCATCCGACCGAAAGAATTCGAATCAGGGCTATCCTTGAGCTTTTTCAGCTCGGCCGCTCGTTCCTGAGGGGAAAGAACCGGCGCAGTCGCCTTTTCTGTACTTAAGAGTTTTGCTTGGACGGCATCCTCAATGCGGCGTTGTTGCCTAGTGGCAATTTCCTCAAGCTCGTCAGGACTATTAGCTAACATCAGATCGTCAACTGTGACGTCTGGAAACTTTTCTGCGTTACCCTTGAGAAATTTATTGATTTCTCTCTCTTTCAAGATGTCGGTAACGGAATCCTCAAGCTCTGAATTTGCATTGTTGGATCGATCCCTTGCGGCTACTAAGTTGTTTTTATCTTCCGTGCGGATCAACTCGTACCCTTCAGGTATCGCGCTGCCCTCTGGTGCCGTTGGTGCGCCTTGAGGCGGGGTTGCCGTCGGATTAGATCCGCCAGTCCCGGCCGGCTGTTCACCACCAGTCGTTGGTGCTGCTTCGCTCATTTAGAACTCCTATTTTTTAAATGTACGTTTTAAAAATACCACAAGCATTAGCTCCACGTCAAACGCTTGGCGCGGCCGGCTTTGCGTTTAGTTAAAAACGCATCGGCCTTGACAAGAGCAGCCGCTTTGTTGGCATCCTGCGTTGCAGCAAAATTGCCCCATGATCGTGATTTTGCAACCTGTTTGCGTTTGGCGTCCGATTTCCATGTGTTCCACATTTCGTCCGTCCAATCCGCGCGCTGGTTATACTGCGGATTATCTGCAAGTAGCTTGCGGCGATCGGCCTTATCGGCCGCCGCGTACTTCGCCCAAAATTGACCATCTTTGTAGCGCTTCATCGATTCGGCCGATTTGAAAAACTTGCCGTCGTACTGATACGGTGTTTGGCGCTGCGTCGTGCCGTAGGCCTTGCGATAAGCCGTCCAGTCGCCCGAGGCCTTGGCCTTTTCATAGGCCAGCTTCTTGGCCGACGGTTTGCGGGTATCACCATACTTTGAGCGCCAGCCCGACCAGTCGCCAGTGCGCTTCGATTCCAAATAGGTTGCCTGTCGATCGGCTTTTGCGACCGAACTCGGATTGATCCAGTTGAAAGATTTCAAAAACGGATTGTCGTTGAAATAGCCGGCGGCGTTGAGCTCGCGCAGCTTTTGCGTTGCCCACATGTTGCGGGTGCCGGCCGGCTGCGCTGCATACTGCTCAAACAGCGATTTGTTCGCTGCGGCGGCGTCTTCCTTGAGGCCTTTGATGCGTTTTGTGTTGTCGGTATCATACTTCGACAGCACACCCTTGTAAAAATCATCGGCCGTCATGCCGTACTTTTTAAAGATCTTCTCGCGGGCAGCTTCGGCGGTCGGGTAGTCCATATCCTTGGTGTCGAGCGAAAAGTATTCATCGCTCATCTTTTGCAGTTTCTTCGCGTTCACTAATTTGCCAGTGTCAAATTCGAGGCCGCGTGGCACTCCCACAAAAGCAAGTGCATCCTGCGCCAGTTTTGCGCGCGGATCCATTGAACGATCATAATTTGCTTTCGACGGATCGTAGCCTTGCCGTTCTTTCGAAAGTCCGTACCCCTCAGAGCCTTTTTCGCCAATCCAACCCTTAGTCGGTTTATCTACCCCATTGGCGACACGCCATGATTTGTAGGCTTTTTTTGCCAGTTCGTACTGCGGAAACTTGCTTGCGATGCGGTTTGACAGCTTCGCGTCTTCGCCGCCGATCGGCCGGCCGAATGAATCCGTCGCAGTGGCCGATTCGCCCAAAGCCGACAGGTACGGATTGAAACCGAGGCCGGTCAGGCCTTTTTCTGAAAATGCGTTGAACGGCGTAGTGATCCACTGGTTGCCGACTTTCAGGCGGCCACGATAGTATTTGGCCTGCTCCTCTTTAATCTTTTGGATTTCATCCTCGGTATAGCCCATTTCGGACAGCTGCGGCACGACTTTCTCAAACTCAGCGTCGAATTGGTCTTGCTGGTATTGATCGACGCGGTGATAACCCATTGCGGCGGCCGGCCGATCAAACGGCATCGTCACTGCCGCTTTCGTCAGGTTTTTGTTCCATGCGTAAAATGGCATCACCGTCTTCAACGGCCGCTCGTAATTTTTCGTCTTGTAGTTGAAAAGGTATTTATCGACGCGTTTTAGCGCTTCGGCATCGGTCAGGCCGCTCGCTTTTGCGCCACGGAATGCGGCGACACGCGACCAGTTTTCAACGCCATTGTAGAAACGATTCAACTTGCCTTTGCCGATTTCGCCGGTCAGATCCGCCTTGACTGAATCGGGCACCTCGCTCATGGCTTGTCGCCAGTTTTTCGGCCGCAGCATCCGCGCCTGCTCTATCATTGCGCGGCTGCCGCCGGCAAGTCCGGCCGCTTGCGTGTTATAAAGCACGTTGTTGACAGTCCAGGCGGGGCGGTATTTCAAAACTGATTGCTTCCACACTTTCGTCGGCAAACCGGCGACATTGCGGGCGCTGTTGAATACCGATCGGCCGAGCGACGTCGTAGGATCGACGCCAGCAGCCCTCTGCTTCACATAACGACTGATTGTGCCACGTTTGGCATCAGCGGCACGCACAGGAGCCGTGAGAGCCCCAAAACGACGCTCGTACTCGGCGGTCAGATCGGTGCGGCGCTTCATCCAGCCGGCGCGGGCTGTGTTGGCTTCTGCCTGCAAATCGGCACCCAAATTGCTTTTGAGGTATCGAGTTTCGGCATTTCGTGCCAAGTCCTCGGCCGATTGGATTCGTTTCGTGTTTTTCTTGCGCGCAAAAAAATTGTAATTATCGGCCGAATGATCACCGGTATAGTCGATAAAAGGTGAGTAGGTGCGGTTTTTGCCGCCCCAGCTAGTTTTCGTCACCTCATCCGACAGTTTCATCTTTTCCGCAAAATCGTTCCAGCGGCGGGAAATATCAAGCAATTTCTCGCGCTGCGGTGCGTTATACTGCAAACCGCGTATATCACGCATGGCCATCCGATCGCGAAATGTGCCGAACTTGCCATCAACCATGCGCTGCACAATCGCCGCTTCGTGATCAGACAGGCCTTTCAGGTCGTCGAGGATCTTCGTATCGATCTTATCTTTGCCGGCAAGCTTTTGATTGATCGCGTTAATGCGTTCGCCAAGCGTCTTGTTTAAATCGGACGTGCCAGTTTTCGCCGCCTTAATAGCATCTGAAAACTGCTGATCAGGCGTTTTGTATTCCTTGCGCAGCCATTGCACAGGAGTTGACTTTGCGATCTTTTCGGCCGAGTTCCAAACTTTCGCACCGGTTTTAGTCGCCTTAGCAGCATCGGCCGCCCACGACGCGCCCTTGCTGAATTTGCCAAACACGCCAAGGCCGCCGACATAAAGCATCGGATCCGACAAAAATTCCATCGTATCAGTAGTCATGCCGGCAATGTCTTTACGGTTTTGCGCAGCTTGCCCCTCGAAATTCGCTTGTTTGCGAGTGGTACCGCCAGCCCAAACGCGCCGGCCGCCCTCGTAAGCGTACATTTCTTCGTTAAGCCACTGCTCCTTAGTCGGCAATTTGTCTTTGTACCATTGAGAAAACTCCGACGGCTTTTTCTGCTGCTTATAAAGATTGATCG